CTTCAGAACCGACAGAGGCAGAAGAGCCCGGGCCAGTACCGAAGTAAGGTAGGTTGTTAGACTTATAAACACGGAAGCCACGGATAAGACCATTTCCAACACGGCCGTTACGAATTTCTTCGCCACCGCCGAAGTCTGCGTTAACAAACTTGGAGTCTTCATCCATTAGCAACTCGTAGAACACTGGATCTGCAACGAACCAACGTCCTTCTGAGTCAACATTCGCCTCGTCCATCTTACGAGCCATACGGTTCAAGATAGCAAGAGGTGAAGTGATTGCACCAGCACCACCACCAGCGGCAGTAGGAATCGAAGTCAGAGCGTGTGTATCCGCGTCTGCTGATCCACCCAAGTCAGAACCACCGAAGTCAGTGATGTCTAGCTTGTTAGCTACTAGCAGTTCGTCTGAACCAGCACTTGCATCGGCCTTAGTACCGTTTGCGGCTGAACGAACAATCCATGCAGTACCACCTGAGTTACGCTCGTAACCAGACAGATAACCTAGCACTTCTTGGTCGAAAGTGTCGCTCAAACGGAAAGCCGCACGGTCTGTTGCCAGATCCATGAAGTTAACGTGAGAGTGAGCCGCTTCGATATCGTCAACCTTGAACATGAAGTAGTTCGCTTGGTCAACAACAAGGCTGAAATCAGCGTCTGACAAGTCTTGAGCGGCTACAGTTGTACCACGCTTATAGTCAGAAACAGTGATTTCTGGTTCTTTGATAATACGGACTGAGTCACCATAGTTGGCGATCTCACCCATGTAATCCGTATTGGTGATGTCTTCTACTACAGAAGATTTGCGGAAAGCCTTTTGAACTTTCTGCGAGTAAATGACAGGACTAAAGTTACCGTTGGGAAGGTTACTATACCCTGACGCGCTTGGAAAAGCCATAGTTCATCTCCTTTTAGATGTTATGAAATTCAACACCAGTCAATTTGTACGAACTCAGCTATTGCTGAATTACGCCACTAGTGTCGTTACAAAACAGAAGGGATAGCTTCATGAAGGGCTAAGTGAGACGGGGTATCTTCCGAGGAAGGGCCTTTTCAACTTAGGTAACTTTAGAATTAAACTTCTGAAAATAGGGAAGGGTGAGGTAGGAAAGTATGATAAAACTAAAGTAAGACTTTAGAATTACATAGGTTTCGGCTCTGATATTATTAAGGTTGTTATACCACAATAACTAAGTGTTTAGCAAGTGGTTTAACGCGCTCCGCCAGTTACATCGTAATCGAACAATCCCTTTTTGATCGAATCCATGATCGCGGCTTCATTCTTTTCGTATTCGGCCGGTGTCATAGACTGTACCTGACTTTCCTTGAATGAAGACTTTCCACCTGTTGGGGCGGCTACACCACTTCGGCCTACGGCTTGAGCGGCAAGACTTACATTCTTGGATCTCTTTTTACGGATGCCCTTGTCGGCTTTGTAGAGGTCAATTGCTCTAGCGGCCGCTCGTGCATCTGTATTGTTCTTGTACAAGGCGTCCTGAACGTATTTTGGTTGTTCAGTTACCCAGTTATGAAATTCTTTGGTTGCACGGATGGTGTCAAAGTCTGGGTGGAACTTCTTGAGTTCTAGAAGAGCTTTTTCAGTCTTGATGTTCTTTTGCTCTTTTTTGATCTCTTCGAATTCCATTTTAGCATCAGTTACGGCCTCTTGGACACGTTTCTGTGCAATGGTATCCACAATCTTTGCGACATCAGGATATTTTTTACTCCAAGCATCAACTTCTTCTTCCGTTTTAGGGAACCTGATTTGAGCTTTTGTAGCATCCGACAATTGTTGACGGACTTGTTGGATCTCCTGATCTCGTTCTGCCATTTGCTGTTGCATGTGGCGTCTTAGATCACCATAACGTTTTTTAAACGTTTCTTCCTCTGGGTTAGCAGAGGCTTTTGGTTCAGCTTGAGTTTGAGGTTGAGCCTGAACATTCTCAACAACGGGATCATCTAGCGTATCCCGATACGCATTTTTATATTTAGCCATATTTCTCCTGATGGGGGCCGTTAAAGTAGACTAGCCAAAGCTAGTGGTTTATGCGGGTAGCCCGGGCCGCAAATTAGCCTTTCATCAGAGCGATTTTCACGCTCGGACGATATGTATTCTTGCCGTCCGACTCTTCTTCGTCTTCTGGTTCTAAAACTTCTTCTTCAATTTCTGTTTGTGCAATTTCGACGACGTTATCTTCTGGAGTTTCGTACTCCTCTTGACCGTCGTAGTTTAGTTCAGTCATTTCAGACTGTTTGTCTTTGTAGCTAGGCATGTCATCTTCTTCATATTCTTCATCGACATGGTGGTATCCACGGCCGTCGCAATGATCACATCCTTCCCCTTCACACTCGGGGCATTCAATGACCTCCATATATTCTTCGAGGTAATCATCCTCGTCATCGAGAGTCTGAATCTGGCCTTCCATATGCATAGCCATCAATCCAATCTTAGCTTCGTCGCGCAACATCATGAATGTCTTCAATCCGTGGTAGCGAACAACATCGGCTGGGACGACATACTCACCGTCGCTTAGAGCGGCTGGAATATCATCACGAACATTCATTTCGTTAGAGCCGGGGGGAACTGGATTTCCAGATACTGGATCCATACCGATAGACATATCACCGCCGCACTCTTCGCAACCGCAATCAGACATTGGGTCGCCCATAAGACCACCGCACATCATCTCTACAGGTTCTTCATCACCCATTGCTTTTTGAACAGCTTCACCGCGAGTTTTCTCGTACTCAGACAGTTTACCGTCGTTATCAAGATCTGCTTCGATCTCGTCTAATTGAAATTTTTTATCAGCCATATCTCTCCCCGCTTTGGTTTTAATACCCCTCCGCATTTCTTCTTTTGAATTCATTTCGCACCTTCGTTCGCCTGTTCACGAAGTGTTTGGAAAATCCTTAATTCTGCGATAGCACCTTGGATCTCTAATATTTTTTCATGAGACTTTTGTACTTCGAGAAAGCATTGCAGAGCTTTAATTCTTTCCTCTACATACGCTTGTAAAATCTTGTACTGATCCTCGTCGTTAACGAGTGGTAAAACATTACGAGCCATTTCTCTGTGCATTACTGAGGTTGTCCTTCTTGTGGTGGTGGATTTCCTCCGTTAGCTCCGCCGCCTTCGCCGGTAAAACCGGGTGCGCCGGGCTCTGGTGCGTTACCGGGAACTGCTTGTCCCCCGCCGTTTCCAGTCGGATCTTGTACGTTTGGGCCACCTTGTTGAGCTTGCTGTGGCTGTTGCTGTTCCGGCATCATAGCGGCTACAGCGGCCATCATCTCAGCTTGTATTGCGGCTTCTCTTGGATCGTTAAGGATCTTGTCCTCATCTAGATCCATGCTGGCGGCAATCTCACGCAGGATGTAGTCATACTTAACAAATGGAGCCATACCGGGGTTAGCTGTCATCTGCATAAATTGCAGTAGACGTTGTGACCTTATCTCGTTTCGCATGAGGCTTTCAGTCCCCTTGGCTACGACATCGAGATCCCCTCTAATATCTTTGTCAAAATTAAATTGCATGTTGAACGCAAACAATGAGCGTCCAAGTGGAGACAACAGGTAGTCATCCACATTTCTTACAACGGCTTTAATATTCTGAGCCGCCGCGCCCATGAGCATAGACATACCGCTGGCTGTTCGACCAACGCCCATAACGCCTGTGCTTCCATGTGCAAAAGAAGGCATACCAGTAGCTTCATCCGCTAACTGACGCGCCTTATCAAAAACTTGTATACATTCGCCGGTTACGTTCGGGAACTTAGTCCCGAAGATAGCTTGACCCGGTGCCCCTGCTTGTCGGCGGAATATCTTGCCGGGATAAACAGATAGGTCTTGCCCGGGGACGAGGTTCGTCTCGTCAATCTCAATCAAGAGATTAGAAGACAGTGCCGCGTTATCGACAGCGAGACGCATGAAACCATTCATGATCTCTTGAGTGTCTTCCATATTTTCTGCAAGACCGATACCGAAGAAGCTGTAAGGATTTAGCTCGTACGGTACGGCGTGGTAAGGAATACGGCTTGGTGTGAATGGATTGACGACTAGACGTAAAACCTGACCATTACAGATCCACGCATTAACTTGTACTTCGTCTTCATCTGCTACCTCATCAGGTAGCTCAAGATCCGCTTTTTCTGCAATATCTGCATCAATAACGCCCCAGTATTCTAGAACTTCATATCTCTCTACGTTAGAGGACATGTCGTTATCTTCTAGAGCCTCTTCCCAATATTCTGGAGTATAATTCGGGCCAAATTCAATTGCCTCTTCAATTGCCTCCTCACGGAAGAAAGGTCGTTTCTTCAATGCTCTCATCTGAGAACGGTTAAGTCTGTGTCGTTCAATTACATATTCAGTTTCAGCCATATTCCTTGCATCGGGATCTGGGTAAAAGTTCCAGATACTGACTGATTCAATCTTAGGAATGGTTCTAAAGACGGGGTCGTATTGACCTTCCTCATTCCAGTTTGGGTATTCTTTGTTAAGAGCAAATGGCCCTTTGATAATACCTGTTCCAAATAGCGACATTTCAAATGCCGTAGAACGTAAATGTTTGTTAGCTTGGCTTTCGTCTAGCTGTTCGTGGATGGTAGATTCCATCTTACGAGCGGCTTTTTGTGCGGGTTCAAATGTGAGAGCCGTCGGAGTTTTACCGGGCCCTTCTCGTAGTTTATCTTCCACACGTTCTAGTTGGTCTGCATATGGGCCAACATTCTTTAAAATCTCTGGTCGTGCTACTGTAGCTGACTTAGGTAGTTTAACTTGACCACCTGTAGCTTCGTCTACCTTGTCTTGAGTAATTTCTTTTGGATCAAAGTGTACCGCACCGGCAACGCCTAATGGTTTTTGGCTAGGCTCTATGCCAATGGGAAACTTACTACCAGCAAACAGAACATCAACAATTTGAGCATAAGCGGCAAGTACCTTGGTCTTGGTGATCTTGATGAATGCTTGGCTCTTTTCTTTTTCAGTAAACTGAACTTCCGGCCCATACAAACCTCGGTAATTACGATACGCAGTAAGCCAACGATCCTCGTCGGACTCACGCGAAGTCTTAGAACGGTTATAACGACCTTCGACCCATCCAATCAGACCATCAAGCTCAAATGCTTGTGGGTCGTCAGAGTCTTTCAGGCCAATACCCGCCTCTTCAATGTCTATGTCTTCTGGTCGATCTACTATTGCCATTTAATTAATATCCAAATTTTAAACTTGCTGGACGATATGCTTGCTCCGTCTTTTTGCCCCAGTCTTCGAAAGGTGAAGTTGCTCGGGGTCTACTCATGATGCCGTAGCGAATACTGTCGTAAGTGTGGTCGCTGGCGTATCTTGAATCGATGTCATCACTGCCCTTGGGGTCAGATGGAATGACGGGGAGATCTGCAATGATCTGTCGGCAAGAACTGAAGAACACGATGCCGGGTGTTTCGATTTCTTCATCGTATTTAAGTAATTCATGAAGCCGGTTTTTACCCGCAACGCGAGAGCCGGTGCTTCTATCTGATGGTCGCCATCTGCAACCCATCGAGATCATTTCTTCCGCTATACTTGGGCCAATCTGTCCTCGATTATGCCAGCAAGAAGAATCCAGTACACCATAACTTATTTTCTCGCCTTTTTCAAGCTCCATGACCTTTGCGGCTAGATCTCGTGCTGTGTGCTTATTGACGTATAACTCTCTGTAAACAATCAATGTTTCGTATGCTGGATCTATTGCATACCAGTGTACGGCACTCCAAGAACTGTAACCAAAGTCACATGATCTAAATCTTCGCCACTCTAGTGGAATTTCAAACGGATCAACAATGTGGATCGTCTGTTTAAACTCACTAAACGCCGCTCCGTCGGCAATGGCCCAATCACCTTCCAATAATTGTCTGCGTTGCATCTCAGGCAACGATAGAAGGTTAGCCTCGTAGGAACCCTCTTGATACAGATAGGGATTGTCTCGAAGCGTGGCTGGAATAAAGCGTCTGTCAAATAAGGGCTTCCCTGCCTTTTCATGTCCTTCCGGGTAAGTTAGTTCTTCACCCGTCTCCAGATCCTTCGCACTAAACGTTGTGTTTGCCGGAGCCGGATCAATAAACATTTTCTTGACCCACGAATGGCCGGGCCCACCCGGGTTCGTAGTAGCTCGCATAAAAATAGGTAAATCTGGATCAGTAGTACGAAGACGAGAACGCATATAGTCCCAAGCGAACGGAGTAGGGTGCTGAGTGAGTTCGTCAAACCCAATGTAACTAAAGGCTTGACCTTGGTATCGTAGTACGTCTTCAGGTCTTTCAAGATATGTCATCCATAGTCGTGCCCCGCTCGGGAAAACCCACTGGCTCTTTTTCTCTTGCCACTTGGCTCCCGGGTAGGCTTGCGGGTAAACTTCTTGGGATTTCCAAATAAGTTCACGCAATTCATCATTAGTACGGCGGAGTATTAGTCCGTTGAAATTTTTGTTGGAGAAGTATCGCATGGGATCTGCGAGGAGTCCCACTGATTTACCTCCACCGGCCGCGCCCCCGTATAGTACTTCTCTTTCCGATGCCGCGAGAAATTCTGTTTGCGGCCCCGGGTTGGGTGCGAAGATAACAGCCTGTTCTTTTGGGGGTGACTCGAAGTCGAGTGTGTCACTAAACTGGAGTGAGACTGGTTCGAGGTTTGGTTTTTCCTCTTCCCCATTTAAGGCTTGTAACTTTTTCTTTGTTGCTGTGAGGCTACGTTTTGCCGCCGCCTCGCGCTTCTTGAGATCGTGGACTTCACGTTCTTCCTTAGTCTTCGGCGCATTTTTGCGCTTGCGTTTCGCAAGCTGTTTAATCCGAGGATTTTTCGCGTCACCTCTGTGACGTTTCCAAATATTAGCAAGACCTTGGTGTGATACTTCCTGACCGGAGTTCTCACTTAACCATCTTGCCGCCTCTCTATACGAATTCCCTTCGTCGAGGAAATCCATCGCTTTCTCGATAAAACCAATAAGGTTCCAATCGGGAACAGCTAGTAATTCATCATCCTCACTTTGCTTATATCCATACGGTAGTTTGGACGTTTTGTTCGGACGTTTCTTATTCGGCCAGTTGTTCGCAGTCATCGTCTGGGGTCACCTGTTTCGGCGGAAGAATAAAAATACCCCCTTCTGGCCCCTTAATCTCGACTTGTTCTTTTTTGACGAGTCCGGCTCTGTCCAAGATTTGAGTGGCCGCCGCAACCGCGTTTCTCGCTCCCATTGCGCCGGGGTCATGTAATACATCAATCATACTGAATGTCGCTCTAGGAGCGTTCATAGCAAGAAGATCACTAGCGCGATTTACTATCTCATCACGCAAAGGCCCAACCACTTCACTAATACGAGTGTTAGGCGAGTACCCAGCCATATTCATAGCTTCACGAATATTACCTCGTGCCTCTCCGCATAATGCTTCGAGAAAGGCTTCTTGCATTTCAGTATACTTTTTCTGTTCAGTCATTTGTTTTGGTGTCCGCGTCTCGAAGAGCTTCCATAGTCCCTAACCTGATAGTGATTTCGTGGACTTGCTCTTGTATCAGACGTAAATCATCAACGTCTCGTTCTAGTCCTTCAATCATCATATCTTGCCGGGCGTCTGCCGGTAAGGCACCTAGCTCTCCCCTAGGCCATTTAATTCTAAATTCGTTATTCTGATCTATCTCCATCTGGCTCTTATCAAACGCATGTTCGAGCGTGTTTATACGCTCCTGCATCGAGAAGTAGGCCATAGTACCTACTGATGAAGCAAAGATCATGGCAATGAGGTTTCTCAACGGTATAGTAATATCCGTATTATCGCTTAACTTTGCCACTAATCCCCCCTAGAAATCTCCTCTACCATTTTTTGCAAGACCAATATCTTGCGGTAAATTTATCTTTTGCAGTATCGCACTTATGCCGTGCGCGAAACGACTTGCGTCGTTTTGGATTGGACTTCTTGATCTTCATGTTTGGATCACCGAAACGAATGATCTTTTCCTTTCCATCCTTACATGCCTTAACAACAAACTTCTTGGATCCTCCCGAAGTTCGTCGCGGCTTGTTGCAAGCCATCTTTGACTTGTCTACCGGTTTAGAGGCCATTAGTACTTCTTCTTTTTCTTAGCGGACTTTTTCATATGCCCACCACCGTACATGCCTTTCTTCTCTTCTTTGTTAATGTCGAGTTTCTGTAGGCCGTCACCCATTTTCATGAATCCACCGGAGTTCATCTTCTTAGGCTTTTGACTTGATTTAACTGAAGCCCCACAGTTTGATTTCTTAGAATGCACTACTTCCTCCTATTTCTTTGAGCGTACCTTCGCCTTTTTTGTATTAGATACAAATTGCTTACCCTTCTTGCCCCCGGCCTTTTTCTTCTTGGCTGTGGCGGCTCGTTCAGATTTGCTGAGAGACTTAGCTTTAGCCATTGGTAAACATCGATCAGGCCGTTTTTTATTCTTGCTAGTGCCGCAAGGGCCTTTGATAGATCCGTCAGTGCCAATACGCACCCACTTCTGGTTTACCCACTTCTTTAGCTCTCCCATGATTATTTCTTCTTCTTTTTAGACTTCTTGGCGTAATTAGGATCTTTGCAGTACTTAGACGCGGCCATGTTGGCGTACGCGCTGGGGTACTTATCAAAGGTTCTCTTCGCCCACGCGATACCTTTGTCGCATATCTTGTTGCTCGAAGTTGAGTTCTTGCGCTTCGAAGTCGTCTTTGATTTCGCCATAGTCGTAATCGTAAAATTCGGAATACCCCCGGAATATCGTGGCTTCTTTTCTCGCCTGATTAGGGGTAATTAGACCTTCCTCTAGAAGGTATTGACGGACTTCCTCTAATTTCAGGGAAACGCCCGTAGCCGCTTCAATTGCGGCTTTTATGTAGATAAGATTTATTGAATTAGTTTTTGAAGACACTGTGCTTCTGGTAATTGTTATAACACTACTACGGTAATAAAGCAACACCCTGTTAACCCGTAGTTATTAAATTAATTGGGCTTAATTATTGACGAATGACAAAATCCATGATAAAACAAACAGGCGTTTGCCGGGCGGTCTATATATATACCGCTAATGGATAGCCAAGGAATGCCATGCCGTATGTGGGCATGTTTCTGAATGCTCATCTCGGTTCAGATAGATCGAGTTCTTTCCATCATGATCCGAACACATCTGGAAGGTAATTGACATGTCCTCTAAGCAAACCAAAGCAAACACATCACACTGACCCGCTTCGTACTCACGAAACGTCGTCGTCTTACCCTTTCGAATACTATAGAGCCGCGCACCTGTCGCGGCTTTTTTCGTTTTAACGTCTACACGAATAACACCTTCGCCATCCGGTAGCATAACGAGTAAATCGTACCCCGCTCCAGCGGTATGGTGTACTTCGTAACCAAAACCGGCCAATAGGGCGGCTACTAGATGCTCTCCGATACGTCCAATCTGGGTAGCATCAAGATTTTCCATGAAATCTGGGTTAAATAACGTCTTCATTGTCATCGAATAGGTCTTCGTTCAGGTGCTTACCTTCTACATGCTCTGCAACGCTTCGTAGGTTGTCTGCATGGCGGTGAAGCTCATTCGCGATCATATAAAGTTGACCATAACCGGCTGGGGTGTGGTCTTCGCGATAGAAATCGATCAGATTATCGATGATATGTTCGAAAGGGATGCGTGTTTCGACGGAATCGTCACTCTCATCAGGGAAAAGGAAGGTTACAACGTAAAACATGCCCTCGTTATCGACTTCCAAGTCGTTTTCAACGGTTATGGGCAGTTCAAGCGTCGTTGTTTCGCTTGGGAGGCTCATATTTTATTCCATATAAAGCAAATACTCCAACTATTGCCAAAGTCATACCGTTAGAATACGTTAATTACCCTAACTAGTCAACAATTATACGATAATTAATCCCTTTTGACAAACTTTGTGTCAATACCCCCCATAAACGTTCAGGGGAATTCGGTATTTTACAGTATATAGTCCGTAGGGCCCCTCGGATCTGTTGACAGTACCCATTTTCCAATCTCTGGCGGTAGTTGTATACGGTAACGGGTACCCCCCACCCGGCACTGGCGGCCCCGGTTCGGCCTTGTCCGGCCGCAATATCCCACGGCAAAACCCACGGGGCCCGGGAATCGCCCGGAATCATTGGGGAAAATTACCCGGGGCGCATAACGCATAGTTATTAGCCGGGGAAATATCGGGCCCGGGAAACGTCCGCCGCCGGTGTTTACAAAATAAACCGGGCCGAGGGCGGGGCGTCGCGGTGTACGCTATAGCCGGTTAAAAATACCCCTACCCCCCCGGACGGCCCCGGCCATATCATAAGGCGGCCATATAACGCCACCACGGGCGGAAACATCCCGGGCAATACTAACCCACCGGGGCCGGATAAAACGCCACCACGGGGCCGAGAATAGGACGGGAAACAATAGGCAAAAAAAACCCCGGCACAATGGCCGGGGCTGGATACGTTAACGGGCCCGGATTAAAACCGGGGCGGGGTATAGTCCGGTAAATGCTCGGCCGCCGTGGCGTAGGTTTCCGGGCAATGCTCGGCCGTTCCGTCATAGTCCGGCCAAACCCCGGCCGCCACGTTGTCGCAATACATAACGGCGGCCCTTAGTTCATCATTAAAATCGGCGCGGCCCACCATGCCAAGGGCGATGATAAACACCGCCCCGACAAGGATATAGGCTAAACGGCCCATTATGCCGCCACCCTTTGGAATGCGTCGCCGTCTACAATTCGCTGAACTTCACGCTCGCGGCCGTCTAAAGTTACCGCCACGTTGTCAACGTTCCCGGAATTGCGAACCCCGAAACGCTCGGAATTGTGCGAGGCATAATTAGTAAGGGCCGAGTAAAAGGCCCAAACAGTGCGCCCACGGGCCGCCGCTTCATTTTCGAATTGTTGCATTACATTCTTAACCTTGCGCCCGGCCATTCCGGCATCATTTAACACGGCCTCGGCCTCGGCTGGCGTCATGGTGTTTTGCGCCCATGCTTGCCACGTTCTAACGCGGGTTTTAAAATTGGCCGCTTGCTCTTCTATAAACCCGGCGAAAATTTCCGGGGTAAAGCCGGACGTATGACGGGCCGCCTTGCGGGTATATTCACCCGAGACGCAACCATTCGAGCACCATAAATCAACCGCCCCGGCGAATAGGCGAACCGCCCCGGATCCGTTGAAACTATTAGTTAACCCAATTTTAAAAAGTAATTGAGTAGATGAACCGGTTAGCTGGCGAATATCGGCACCCATGCCCGGGAATGTCAATTCTATGCGGGTGAATTGTCCGCCGTAGCTGGATTTTTCCGATAGTTCTACCCCGGCCATTTCATGACGGCCAAGGGCGGACTCGGCCCCCGCTTTCATCATTTCATATATAGGGCCATTGGGCGCGATACCATAACGGGCCCCGACAACCCCGAGGGCGTCGCCATTATCTGAGCGCGTTACCGCTTGCCCGATTGTTTTCGATAAGGGCGAATAATAAACCCCGCCAATATCGCCGGACATTTCCCGGCCGGTATATATAGGCTGTAGCACGGCGTCAAAATCCGTCGCTTCGGTTAGTTCCGGCCAGTCAAACCCGGCGCGGGTGTTAATGTTAAAAACGTTTTGTGCGTTTTGATAAGTCATAATGATTTACTCCATTTTGCTAGTTAAAGGCCGGGCACCACGCCCCGCCATATTTCCTATTATGCATATAAAAAGCCCCGAGTAAATACCCGGGGCCGATTATTATTAGGGGCGTTAGTAGAGGCGTTATCTACAGCGAACCGGCCACCCATGACAGCACCACCCACCAAAAAACAAAAAAGCCGATAAAAGTATATAAAGGCCGCAACGTTCCGAGCGGGTATTTTTTGGGGCGTTTCATCATGCCACCGATAGGGCCGGGATTAGATCGGCATCAATAATAAAGCCGGATTTATCCGCTTTAGCTAACGGGCCTTTTGCCTTTAGTCCGATAATGACGGGCCCGGCCTTGCTGTTTACTAGGTCGCTGGCGTCGCCATCTATTACCGGGCGGCCCAAAAATTCCGCCGGGAATTCATCGCGAAACACCACGGCCACCGGAACCCCGGTTTTAAGGGCGGCGGAAACTTGCGCCGCATATTGTGCCCGGCCCGAGTAACTAAACATAAGGCGGTAATTGTCCGGGGTTTTATTTAACCGGGCCGCCCTTTTGGTGTAGTCATAAAAATATATTTCCGGGAATAGTTCCGGGATATATCCGCCCTCGGCCTTTTCCCATGCAATATCACTAAGGACATTTAAACGGGCGGCGGGTTTTAATCCGGCCCGGTTGCACGTTTTAATAAAGGCGGACAATTCACGGGTTAACCGTTCCAAAAATTGGGCCCGGTCGTTGTGCCATAAATCGGCCCGCCATTGTCGCCCGGCGGCCACGTTATCAAACCGGCCACGCCCGGCGGATTTTAAACAGCCCTCGAAACATCCGGCCGCTTTACTGCCCGGGCATAATATCCGGTCGGGCATTAAAGAAAGGGACGCCACCCGATAGGCCGCGCCCTTGTTAGTTTTTGCAATCTTAGTATTTCCCCCGGACGTATCCAGCAATTTTAAATGTTTATTCATTTTTTATAGTCTCCATTTTAGCTAGTGAAAGGGCCGCCACCACAGCGAACCCATGACCCCGATTATATATAAACGCCCTTTATTGTCCAGCTTTTGTTCATTAGTTAGGGGCGCATTTACCCGGGCCCGGTTTTTTGATTTTTTCTGCTATCACCCCCATGAGGGCGTAGCTACACCCCTAAGTGTAGGCTAGTTATCCCTAGGTAAGGTATTTTGTGTTTGACGCGCCAGTTTTTTTAGAGTACCAAAATGACACAAAATTTAACTGAATGGAGGAAGTAAGGGGTCAATGCCCAACAGAAAAAGTAATGAGAGAACAAATTTGCCAGCTAAAGAGCTAAAGCTAACTATAGCCGAAGCAGAAGACTTTGTTATGGCTATCAATGATGCAATAGACATAGCTCAAAAGGGTGATACAGCCGAGATCATACTCGTAGGACGCACCCGAGTAGCGACTAAATCAGGTAACACTGATCATGAATTTAGAATTTACCCCGACAAAAAGTCACAGATTCTAAAATTAGTCTAATAATTCATTAAAAAATAAAAAAACCCCGGTGTTTATCCCAAAATGGGCACCGGGGTTAGTTTTTGGTGTCATGAAAAGGGGGAGTCTGACACCTCGCAGTCGTTGAGAGTGGGAGGAATACCCTCAACACCATCAAGGTTACTAAAACGCCCCTAGTAAGTCAACTACTATACGATATTTGACGCGCCAGTTAATTTGGTTTATCGTGTAACTCTAAACACATAACTAATGGAGTTATACGAATGACAAAATACTTAGAAAAAAGGCATAAAGCCGATGGAACGGTCTTCTGGGCCTTCAATCCTAACCAGAGTGTTCGCAAGGCACTCGGTTACAAATATAAATCCTTCCCAAGCAAACGCGATGCCGAACTTAGGTGTCGGAAAGTTGCCGCTGAGTTCAATTTGTACCTCAGAAAGAAAGCTGAGAACGTACAGATCAGTGAAGACAGCGTACTTGGGCTGATTAATTTCTATAAAACCACCAAAGAATGGCAGAAATTGGCTGAAAATAGTCAAATTCACTACAATTTGGGGCTCAAAACGGCCACTGAGTTCAGTATAGGCAACTCAAACAAGACATTTGGCGAGTTAGACGCCAATTCCATTACTGCAACCAAGGCTGACGCACTCTACACGCAGATTTTCAAGGCATTTAGTGAACATCGGGCGGCTAGTTGTGTAAAAGTACTCAGAAAAGTGTGGAACGAGGGATTTAAGCACGACAGAGTACGCGCTAACCCCTTTAGTAACATGAGAATACCCGACTTACCGTCTCGAACAGTGCTTTGGGATCCCGAACAGGTACAAACGATGATTGATACGGCCGATGAAATGGGTTTTTCATCTATCGGTACCGTCACATTGCTCTGTTATGACTTATGTTCTCGTCCCGGGGACATGAGACAGTTAATCTGGGACAACTATGACGGTGTGTATATGGACTACATACAAGAGAAGAATAAAACTCATGTCACTGTACTTACTTCGCCTAGACTAACTGCTCGTCTCGCTACACTAAGAGATGCGGCAAACGGCGGCGAAAAGCGTCCAAAAGACTCGATCATCATATCTGAAGTAACTGGACGCCCTTACACGAAGGACTTCCTTACCAAATCGTTTGCGAGGATACGTCGTCAAGCCGGGTTACCTAGTCATCTTCAGTTACGAGATCTGCGCCGTACAGGTGCAACTGAAATGGCCGAGGCTGGGTGTACTGAGGATGAACTAAGATCAGTAACCGGGCACCAGTCCCGAGAGATCCTAGCGACCTACGTTAGACCTACCGCCAAGCTGGCTACTTCAGCCGTCAACAAGAGGTTTGCGTCATGATGGGCGTCGAGCATCTAATTGGGGGCCTACTCGCATTACTGGGCTTACTACTTCTGTACCTTCAGGCCGTTGTTATGGAAGAAGAGAAGCGCGGGAAACATATTCCTCTGTTCTGGGAAAGGGAATTCTGGAGGAAGAAATGAAGACTTACGAGAAGCATTACCCGGAGTATATTACTTGTGATTTCTGTGGTCGATCTACTCAAGGAAAGATTGAGCCGAACGATCCCGAATCAGTAAAATGCACCTCGTGTAACATGGAATTAACTAAGGTAAGTGATAGTGTAGTGGTAGATGGCATATACAAAGATCCCATTTTTGACCCATCCCACACCACGGATGAACTTACTCAAGGCAAGTTATTTGATTAATAACAGTGACTTAGCGGTATATTGGTTGCGGGAGTAGGATTTGAACCTACGACCTTCAGGGTATGTACTTACTGTTATTTTTCAATAACTTAGATGTTAATAAATGGGTCGAACGCATAACTAATGTAATTACTATAATTTAGTAAAGTAATTGACTAGTGGCGTTTTTCATGGTAAAAAAGCGAGGCCGCTCCGGGGCCGAGCTACCCCTTAACCGGTAATTTGGGCGGAATATGTATAATCGAAAAGAACAAATCGACTTATTAAAGTCGATCAAGATAAAAGAAGGTACGTCTATGACGATAGACTGTCCTTTCTGTCACGGTAAAAAGAAATTCAGCATCACGAATAACGACGGTACGATTTTATGGAATTGTTATAAAGCGTCGTGTAATGCCCGGGGAGCCTATCGTAAGGGAATGACCCTTGAACTTGTTAAACGTCGCTTACACGAGCCCAGAGAGTCTCTCAGCGACTATATTGACCGGCAGATCACCGAAAGAAAAATGTATCTCGGTAAACCAATACCGGAAATCCTATCGAAGCCGGATCAGCACGTTGATGTAATGAATTATCTCATCGATAATAATTCACTCGAAGCCTATCAATCCGGCCTAATTAAAGTTCGCTATGCCCCGGCCGATAATCGGGTTCTATTCTTTAACAACAACGGTGAAGGTGCGGTTGGTCGAGCCCTTGATGATCGTAAGCCTAAATGGATGTCTTATGCGGATACCGGGGGTGTTATAACCGTGGGTAATGGTGACCGTGGCATAATAGTCGAAGATGTGCCGTCTGCCTGTGCAGTTGGTGTACTCGAAGGCTATACTGGCGTCGCTATTCTCGGGACTAATCTAAGTACAAAGCAGAAACGAAAGGTGAAAACGCTCAAAAATTGTACAATTGTTCTTGACAACGATGCTAAGAAAAAAGCATTGGTGTTACTACAGCAACTACAAGGGTTATTGCCGGTGACTATTAAGTTCACAAGTAAAGACCTGAAGAGTTGCAGTAGAAAAGAACTAACAAAGGTATTAAGTAATGAAATGTAGAGCCGTAGCGGTCATAGACTACGACCTACCCGGAGGGTACAAAGAAGCCGCCGTAGAGGAAGAAGCTCTACAGAAGGCTATCGCAGAATTAGTTAAAGGAAACCCACGGGTGGTCTATTACGAGACAGATATGAAGGAACGCCGGGGTGAAAATAAACCCGACATCAAAAAGATGAAGTTCCGTACCAGCTAAATTCCCCTTATTAATAAAATTATGAAAGCCCCTTCGAAAGTTGGGGCTTTTTTTATTTTTCGTTTAATGGTATCGTGTAGCAGAACTATAACTTAACTATTACACTAGCTATGGACATAAAGATACTTAAAGCCCTACTCTCCTTCGACTTTTACGAGTCTAATAAAGCGAATCTATCGCGGAACCTATTCGGGGCCGAGATACAGGATGCTTACGATTTAATTGTTGAAGCCCACGAGAAATACAAACAGGATCTCTCTCCATCAGATATTACCGCATTATGGGATAACCAAAACCCTGTTGCAACGAATGCTGATAAATTAGAGTTCCATGAACTAATAGAAGATGTACACGCTACGGACGAACTTAACCAAGCCGTAGTATCTGATTGCATCAAAGGATTATGGCAACGCCATATCGGAACTAAGGGAGCCAATATCTGCGTCGAGATTGCAGATGGTAACCCTACAGCTATGGAACGACTATACACCCTTGTCGAACAAACCCGGCAGGGGTTTTTGCCTACTGAGTTTGGTGAAAAGACAACGAAAGATATCCATACCCTACTTGCTGGGGTGAGTGATGAAAACCGATTCCAATTTAACATAAGCACGTTATCTCGTCATGTGTATGGTATTGGCCCTCGTGAGTTTGGGTGTATCTTCGCATTACCAGAGACAGGTAAAACGGCATTCTTAGTTTCTATCTGTTGTGGGCCCGGCGGGTTCTGTGAACAAGGTGCGAAAGTAATCTACCTCGGTAACGAAGAAGCGACTGACCGCACCATGCTTAGAGCCATACAAGCTCATGCCGGTGTTACCCGGGAGCAAGTAGTCGCTGACCCTATAAGCGCACGAACCAAGTTCGACGACATAGCCGACTTGTTTGATATGAATGAAGTACAGGACTGGGATCTAGCTAAGATCGAAGCCTACGTCGAACAGGAACGCCCAGACATTCTGATTATTGATCAGGCTGACAAAGTAAACATCAACGGTAACTTTAACGCTTCCCATGAAAGGTTGCGTGAACTTTATCGTCGTTTGCGTGAGACAGCCAAGAAGTTTGACTGCGCCCTGATTGCAGTAAGTCAGGCCAGTAATGATGCTAAAGGCAGAACCCGTTTATCGGGTTTCGATATGGAAGGCTCAAAGATAGGTAAGATGGCAGAGACAGATCTAGTAATAGGCATAGGCCGACATGAAGCTGGTGATGTTGACGATAGTGAACCCGATACCACGAGATACATTACGGTCAGTAAGAACAAACTGTCCGGGTGGCATGGTACCGTTATCTGCAACATTCAACCGGAGATTAGCCGTTACACGGTGTAGCTATGCTGGTTCGAATAACCAAGCAGGATGCACATAGTTCAAAGGTCATGGGGGCCGATACGGTCAAGCTATGCGAAATGCAAGGCTTCAAACCCAGACTTGAGAACGAAGGACAATCCCGGGTTCAAGCAAATATATTCGGCTTCAAAGCTGAGTTTGCTGTAGCCCGGTTATTGGACTTAGACCCACCGACATTGAATGTCGTTACAGATGGTGGTGTCGATCTATGGTTCGACGACATATCGATTGATGTGAAGTTCACGAACCAAGAATTTGGGCCGTTGATATTCGACGACATAACCAAATTCAAAAGCCAGATTGCTGTCCTAGTCGGTAGGACGGACGACTCGAACGTAATGAGAGTTAATGGCTGGATTGATCGCAAGACATTCAAAATAGAAAGCGTACCACAGGACTTTGGGTACGGTGAGCGTTTGATGATGGAGGTCGATGATCTTCTACCCATCGAACAACTTTGGAGAAAATTAATGGAACATAAATTTAAAGGGGATTAGATGACTAGAATATTTGTTGGTGACCTTGAGACTACTGTGCAGTTTGAGGATCATGGGAAGGACAACAGCCCGAAGCACCCGAAGAATAAAATCGTGTCAGCACACTGGCGCGTTATAGAGGATGGAGTAATTGGCCCAGCAAGACGGGCTATATTTCATCATGATGAGAAACCAATCGGGGACACCCGTTACCCTATCCAAGATGACTTAGACCGGTGTAGCGTGAGCGTCTGGCATAATGCCAAGTTCGACGTATCATGGATGTTGGAAGCCGGTTTCGATATACCAAATAAGGTGTACTGTACTATGATTGGCGAGTACATCTTAGCAAGAGGACAACGTCAAGAACTGTCCCTGAAGGCTACTGCCGAACGAAGGGATGTAACCCGTAAAAAATCCGATTTAATCGATGAGATGTTCAAGAAGAAGATTGGCTTCGAGAAGATGCCGCTTGATACAGTCATTGAATACGCAGACGCAGACGTTCTATCCTGCGCCGAGATTTACCAAGCCCAGCAAGAAGACCTGACCAAGGACTCAAACAAGGGGCTAAAACCCGTCTTCACTCTCATGAATGAAATGCTCCTGTTCCTAGTGGAGCTAGAGAGAAACGGGATCGCTATCGATATTGAGACGCTACACAAAGTGCGTGATGAATATCTGGCTGAGAAGCAATCTATAGAGAAACGTCTAGACGATATCGTAGCTGACGTAATGGGCGACACCCCCATCAACTTAAACTCTGGTATCGACATGACGGCCGTCGTTTATTCACGCTCAGTAAAGAACCGGGATTACCATAAGAATGCGTTTAACATTGGATTGAACGCCCGGGGTAAACCACTCCCACCACCGCGTATGAGCCCAGCGCAGTTTGCGAATACAGTGCGTAAGTCTACACGCCGGGTAATGCGAACCATCGCTCATCATTGCGATTACTGCAAAGGTAAGGGAAAGGTACAAAAGATTAAGGTTAATGGTGAGCCCTACAAGAACCTATCTAAATGCGCTCACTGTGACGGCAAAGGTTATACACTTACTGAGACTGGACAAGTAGCCGGGCTAAAGCTCGTACCTACTACACCAATGGATGCCAGTATCAACGGTTTCAAGACTGATAAGATTACGATCAAGAAACTGATTAGTCAGGCTGAACAAAAAGATAATTTAGTAGCGGTAGAGTTCCTAACTAAGATGTCTAGGCTGAATGCTATCAGTACTTACCTAGACTCGTTTATTAAGAATATAGATCAGTCTACAAGAAAGACCGGGCTACTCCACGCCCAGTTTAACCAGACTATCACTCGTACAGGGCGACTATCTTCTAGCAACCCGAACTTCCAGAACATTCCAAAAGGATCCAAGTTTCCCGTACGGAAAGCCGTACACTCTCGCTTTGATGGCGGGACGATTATGGAAGCGGACTTTAGCGGTCTTGAGTTTAGAGTAGCTGGAGAACTTTCTCGTGACGATCAAATCATCAATGACATCCAAACAGGCAAGGATGTTCACAAACAAACGGCTTCGATTATTAATCAATGTGATGTGGCGGATGTTGATAAGGATATGCGACAGGCGGCCAAGGCGTATACTTTCGCTCCGTTATATGGCGGTATGGGTGCCAATGAACCACCGCATGTTCAAGCCTATTTCAAAGAGTACTTTAAAATCTACAAAGGACTCGCGGAGTGGCACAAACAATTGATGAACGGTGTACTGGCGGATGGTATCGTAAGGATCCCGTCGGGCCGTGAGTTTTATTTCCCGGGTGCTAAACGACTTCGTAACGGCCGGGTAACTAATGCCACCGCAATTGTTAATTACCCGTGCCAGAGTTTCGCTACAGCGGATCTGGTTGTGTTGTCCTGTGTGAGAGCCTTGCGTCGTTTCAAGGAAGATAAATTACAGAGCAAAATGATCCTGACAGTACACGATTCCATTGTGGTTGATGTGTACCCGGGAGAAGACAAACAGGTAATCGAAGCGATTAAATGGTCGATGCAGGAACTACCAGAAGAGGTAGAAGAACGCTTTGGCTATAAGATGTTGTTACCGTTAGATATTGAGATCAATCAAGGCCCAAATTGGATGGAACAAATTGAGATCCCGATTGACTAACGCCACTAATTAACATATACTAATTACCCTAACTAAATTTTCATTGAGGTAAACTATGAATGAACTTACGACAATCTCCCGATCTGAACAGATGGAACTTGCCGCCGCTATGGGCATGGGCGGTTCTTCTGCTCCTTCTGATGACCGTCTTCCCGAACTGAAGATCAACTACCAAGAGGAAAACGAGCAAGGCCAAGAGCTACCGCGTGGTCAGTTTTATGTAAAAGGTACAGGTGATGACCCTGTTTTCGCCAAAACGGTAACCTTCCGTCCACTTAGCCAACTCTTTCAATGGATCCAGTACGATCCAGAAGAAAACAAGGTTAAAAACAAAACCTTGATGGTTCCTATGCTCCGTGACGAAGCGAGAGATATGCGTGGTAGTACACGCTGTGGTAAGCCAACCTCAAACGTCCTTCGTGAAATGTCGAAGGAAGAACAACGACAGTACAGCGATATTAAATGCTTCCGTCAGATCCGTGGCCTAGTTTCCTATAAAGGAAAGAATGCCGATGGTGAGGAAGTTACTATCGAGAACACGCCGTGTATCATCATGGCAAAAGGATCCGGCTTTAATCAGTTTGAAGACGAGTTCCTGAAGAAAATACCCCGGGGCCGTAAGATGTATGAATACGAAGCCAAAATGACCCTTACCCGTGAAAAAGGTACAGGCGGAAATGTTTGGTGGGTTATGCACTATGACCCGGATCTTGTGAACGCTCACCCTATGACCGAAGAGATTTTTGAAACCGTCAGAGTTATGGCGGGTATGGTCAAAAGTGAAAACGAGCGTGTTGAGTCAGCTTATCAAAAAGCGTTGCGTGATCGAAACCTAGATGACGATGCTATTGATGCAATTGCTGGCGTAGTAGAGGATTTAGATAGCGATCTAGTAGACGACGAATAGTTAAACGAACCGTTTCTGTTAACTATTCTGAGGTACTTATATGTCGCTAAATCTGCTTGAAACAAAGCTCCACATGGTGCTGGATAAGCTCTCTAATAATGAGCCTGTCGAGTACGATGAAGCGTGGATAGAAGAAGCCGGGGAGCAATTCAAAGCTACCCTGCGTAAACAGCTATCCCGTGAAAACGAGCCCTTCCGTCTCCGTATGTCTAATGTGGGCAGACCTTTGTGTCAGCTACAACAAGAGAAGGCGGGGAAACCTAGAAACCGAAACCCCTATCATGCGATAGTGAAGTTCATGCTCGGTGATGCATCCGAAGTATTGGTTGAACTGTATCTTAAATTAGCTGGAGTAAATATCACCGGCGGTAAGACTAAGGTCAATCTGGATGTTAACGGGCTAGGCATCAAAGGCGAGAATGATATCGAGATCGATAATAAGGTCTACGATACCAAGTCCAGTAGTCCTTGGGCCTATGAACATAAATGGGGTGAGGGTATCCGTGGCGTAGCCTCAGATGATGCCTTCGGTTATATTCCACAATTAATAGGATACAGTGATGGCGCGGGTCTAGAACCCGGGGGATGGATCGTCCTCAATAAGTCTACTGGTGAGATCCGTATTGTGGAAGCGGAGCTAGACGAGGCTCAGTGGGAAGAAGTACGAGAACGAATTAGCAACACCGTAGAAGTCATTACTTCTGACGCTCCATTCCAAAGATGTTTTGAGCCGCAAGAAGAGACTTTCAGACGAGTCCCTACAGGCAATAAGAGATTACATACTACATGTACTTTCTGTCCGTATATTAACTCGTGCTGGCCGGATGCTAAGTACCGTCCGCAAACTGGCAGTAAGGCGCAGAACCCTAGACACTACTGGTATGCGGAGTACGCTGAATAATGGCTTTTCGTAATATAAGGCGAAGGGCTATCGCTAATGGCTATCGTTCAGGTCTGGAAGAAGATATTGGGCTTCAATTAAAGGAGTGCGGTATCAAGGCAGAATACGAACCGTTTCGTATCTTGTACAATGTTCCAGAACAGAGACGTAATTACACCCCTGACTATGTTTTACCTAACGGTATCATTATAGAAACTAAGGGCCGTTTCACTCCAGAAGATAGAAAAAAACACCTCTACATACGCGAAACATATGGGCCGTCTCTCGACCTGCGCTTTGTGTTCAATAACCCAAACGGAAAACTCCGTAAGGGTGCGAAGACAAGTTATGCCGACTGGTGCGAGAAGAACGGCTTTTTATTTGCCGGGAAAGAAGTCCCGGAACAATGGATAAATGAGAAGCCTAAAAAGCGTTCTCTAAAAATAATTGAAAAAATACGGGGCGTATGATGGCAGATGGGAAATTTGTAGGCGCATTTATTGAACTAGTTCCTAACGAGACTAACGAAGGAATAGACTTCCGATTTGGGTGGGAGTTTCCAGATAACATGGATGCGGAAACCCAAGAGACATTTAAAAACCTAGTAGCCGGTATCTTCGGTCTGATGACTAATCAGGATGAAGAGATACTTGCTGTAGGACAGATCGTTCGTAACGTTTCCGGCTTCGATGATAGCATTCAAGTTGTTAACGAAAGCGAATTAATCTTCACACCGGACGATGAGCTTCTTGAGAAGATCCAAGAGAAAACAGAAACCAAGGTAATCGATATATCCGATTTCAAACCCAAGCGAGGTAAATAATGGCTCGTTTGTTAATTGGTCTGTGTGGCAAAAAAGGCTCCGGTAAAACTTACATTGCAAACCATATGTGTCAGGAATTCGACGCTAACGTTTGTCGCTTTGCGGATACACTCAAGTCGATGATGAAAGTCATGGGCCTGTCTGACCGTGAAATAAATGGTGATCTAAAAGAAGTCCCCTGTGATCTACTCAGCGGTAAGACACCGCGCTACGCCCAACAAACTCTAGGGACAGAGTGGGGCCGGGATCTCATCAATGAGAACATCTGGGTAAACATCGGAATTAACAAAGCCATGCAATACGACGGCATTGCTATCTTCGATGATGTCCGGTTCCCAAATGAAATAAAAGCCATCCATGACAATGGTGGCGTCGTTGCGTGGGTTGAACGCGACTCAATTTATAACGGTGGCGATCAACATGCCTCAGAAGTCTCAGTGAGCCCGGCTGACTGCGATATCTTTTTAGACAACACCGTAGATACAAATCTCGTCTGCATGAACCTCGAAGGTTGGGCGACATTGCAGACCCACATTAGAAAGAAAAAATGATGAAAGAAGAAGAGCTAATTATAGATCTAGAAAGGGATGGCTTATTTGATGACCTCGGACTTACAAGATTACGCGAAAGCTACATGCGCGAAGAAGAAGGTAGCCCACAAGAAAGGTTCGCCTACGTTTGTGAAAAGTTTGGCACAGACATTGAACACGCCCAGCGGCTCTACGACTACGCTAGTCAGCACTGGTTGTCCTTGTCCACGCCTATCCTCAGTTATGGGAGAAGTAATCGAGGATTGCCCATATCATGCTTCCTGTCCTACCTTGATGACAGTGCAGACGGCCTTGTCGAGACTCTCTCAGAAGTAAACCGACTATCGATGCTTGGGGGCGGGGTGGGTATCCATGTCCGTACTCGTGCGTCTGACGATAAATCAGTTGGAGTAATGCCGCACCTCAAGGTGTATGACGCAAGCTCCCTAGCCTATCGTCAGGGCCGTACAAGACGCGGAAGCTACGCGGCTTTCTTAGATATAAGTCATCCTGATATTATCTCGTTTATCGAGATGCGTAAGCCTACAGGTGACCAGAACTTTCGTACGCTAAATCTACATCACGGCGTCAATATATCCACCAAGTTTATGGAAGTTATCGAGAACGCAATGCGCGACGAAAACTTTGATGACTCATGGGATTTAATTAATCCTAATAATGGTGAGGTAGCTGAAACTGTATCGGCTAAGTCCCTCTGGATTAAACTGCTTGAAATGCGTATCCAGACTGGTGAGCCTTACTTTATCTACCTAGACAATGCGAATGCAAAACTACCGAACTGGCTCAAGGAACAGGGCCTAGAAATACACGGTAGTAATCTATGTACTGAAATCTTCTTACCAACAAATTTAGAGCGTACGGCAGTATGCTGTCTATCCAGTCTTAACCTTGAGTATTACGACGACTGGAAAGCCAATAAGCAATTTATTCCAGACGTTATGGAAATGCTCGATAACGTACTCCAGATGTTTATCGATAACGCACCGGACAGTATTTCCCGGGCTAAGATATCGGCTGAACGTGAGAGATCTATCGGCATTGGTGCGCTGGGCTTTCACGCCTATCTACAGAAAAACAACATGCCGTTTGAAGGCGTGATGACTAAGGTCGCTAACAAGCAGATCTTTAGCCACATACATAAAGAATGTAAGCGAGGCGATAAGCTACTGTGTGATAAACGTGGCCCATGCCCGGATGCTAAAGTAGCTGGAGTAGATCGTAGGTTCAGTCACTGGACAGCGATTGCACCTAACGCTTCTAGCTCGTTAATCATGGGTAACACCAGCCCGAGTATAGAACCGTACAGGGCAAATGTGTTTAGACAAGACACAATGTCCGGGGCCCATATTCAACGTAACAAATACCTCGAAGCTAAACTTGAAGAACTGGATATGAACACCCAGAAGACATGGGCTAGTATCACAGCTAACGACGGATCCGTTCAACATCTAGAGTTACCGGAACACGTTAAAGATACCTTCAAGACTGCTAACGAGATTGATCAACTTTGGTTGGTTGACCTTGCCTCTGATCGTCAGGAATTCATCGATCAAGGACAAAGTCTAAATCTATTTTTTAGGCCAGATGTCAACGTGAAATACTTACACGCTTGTCACTTCCTAGCTTGGAAGAATGGCCTCAAGAGCTTGTACTACTGTCGCTCTGATAAGCTCCGCAAAGCTGATCGTGTCGGTATGCAAATTGAACGTAAACGAATTGAGGACGAGGTAGATCTATCGGCAGTTGCGGATGGTGATGTTTGCCTCGCGTGTGAGGGATAAACATGGAAAGTGATCTTATTTATACAGCCCTGCTTAAAAAGTTTGAGGCTGAGAAATTGGCGGCAAAAGCCAATATTGAAGTGTATCTCGGACGGTCTGTAGGTGTCGCAGAACACCCGGACGTTATCGAGACTATGGATGGCCTAGTAGAGAAGTACTGCGCGGCCGCTGAGAAGCTAGAACGCTTCCAGAAAGATTTTGATTCAAGGGGGAATTAATGACAAAAAAGAAACTTAAATTAACGGACACACGGGATTTTTATAAACCGTTTAACTACCCGTGGGCGTACGAGGCGTTTCAAGCCTCAGAACAAATGCATTGGTTATGGACGGAAGTACCGATGCTTGAAGATACTAAGGACTGGCGACACCGCCTGAACGATGGGGAGAAGGATTTCTTAACGAAGATCTTCCGCTTCTTTACTCAGGGCGACATAGATGTGTCCGGTGCCTATGTGAACAATTATCTACCATACTTTCCACAGCCGGAAGTGCGTATGATGTTATCATCGTTTGCGGCCCGGGAAGCGATCCATGTAGCGGCGTATAGCCACTTGATTGAAACCTTGGGTATGCCGGAATCTACCTACAACGAATTCCTAGAATATGAGGAAATGGTAGAGAAGCATGAGTTTTTCCAAGACCTACAGAAAGATGAGAATTTACCGGCTCAGATAGCGGCTTTCTCTGCATTTACTGAGGGTATGCAATTGTTCAGTTCATTCGTTATGTTGCTGAACTTTGCACGACACGGAAAGATGAAAGGTATGGGCCAGATCATTGCATGGTCTATTGCTGACGAAACACTGCACACCGAAAGCATGATAAAATTATTCCGTACCTACATTCAGGAGAACCGTGGCGTTTGGAATGATGAAACTAAAAGCATGATTTATCGCACCGCTGAAAAGATGGTGGATCTAGAAGATAAGTTTATCGGACTTGCATTCGGCGTTAATCAGATGGAGGGACTGACACCAATCGAGGTGAAGCAGTACATCCGCTATATCTGTGATCGTCGTCTTATCGCCCTTGGGATGAAGGGTATATACAAAGTTAAAACAAATCCATTGCCGTGGGTAGATGGGATGTTGGGTGTTACACACACTAACTTCTTCGAAAACAAGGTAGTTGATTACGCTAAAGGGGCACTGACCGGCGATTGGGCCGAAGTATGGGGAGCGGTAGCGTAGGAGCTATCTATGTCTAATAAACGTCAGGCCAAAAAAAAGCCACTGCAAGTGGCCTTCGATATGGGCAAGAACGCATTCTATAGGGGTATTTTTGATAGCCCTTATAAGAAAACCTCGTTTCTTCACAAGGAGTGGCAACGAGGCTGGAACACTGGGTATTTCAATAATTTGGACAAGAATACTCAGCACAGTTAAGCGGTAACTGTTTACTTAGTTATCGTTTAACTGTATAATTTATTAATCATTAATGAGGTCTACATGAGTTTAGATAAGTTAACTGACGACATCCTCGGATGGGGTATTGATAAAGGAATTCTGCCACACGCGGATCCTCTATCTCAGCTTGAAAAGACGGAAGAAGAAGTCGCTGAATTGCGACAAGCCATCTACGAGCATGACCAAGCGGAAGTGATAGATGCGATTGGTGACATTTACGTCACTATCGTCATGCAAGCTGAAGCATGGAACGTAACGATGGAAGAGTGTGTGCAAGCCGCATACGACGTTATTTCGAAGCGTACAGGTCGAATGGTTGGCGGTAAATTCGTAAAGGACAAATAGGAGTATTCATGGCAAAAGAAAAGTCAGAGGCGAAACAAGAACAGCAAGTCAAAACACCGGATGATTTGTTGGAGTCTCTAAAAGGTAAATATCAGAATTGTCTGGTAACCGGGTTTGATAATGACGGCCACATTTATTTGGCGAGTTCGGTAAGTAATTTACCGTTTATGCATTGGACTTTAAACCGGTCAATATTCGAATTGAATTTGGCTGAGAAGAACGGGCAACAAAAAACCCCGGAGTCTGAAGTTGACGCCGAGGCTTCTAAGTCTTAAATCTGTTTTTGCTCCAATAGCTAGTGAGCAATCGGCCTCCACCTCCGTCTAACCAACGGGCCCAAGGTGGGGGCTTTTTTTATGTGCGCCCGTAGCTCAGTTGGATAGAGCGTGTGGCTACGAACCACAAGGTCGGGAGTTCGAATCTCTCCGGGTGCGCCAGTTACTCGATCCCTAGTTCTTGGGATTGAATAAACTCGTCACGCGCTCGTGTGAAATCTAATTCTGTTTGTGCAAGCTGTTCCATGAATGTACGTTGATCTTCTTCGTTTCCTTCACGATAGATCCCTGCACGAACCATCATCTTGTACATAGCACCACGGTCTAAGTAGAGAGTAAGATCGTCCTTTCCAAGGAAGTTTTCTGCCTTACTTGTTCCCGGTAGTCTAATTGGAATAGTACCGACTGCACGTTCATTCTTAACAACTTCTTTAGCAACACGGATAAATTCATCCGGGTTAGCCATAAGGTTGTCCACCATATTGTAATAGGCGTTTGCATTGAAATTCTGTTGAATAGCACCAACAGCCGTCGTACGGATTCTTGCGCCTATACGAGATAGGACACCAAGAGTAGCTGTAATACCACGGTTAACAGCCGCTATTTGCTCAGTCAGTTCGGCCGTACCAGATCCAGTCGGTATTGCTTTGGATCCACGAGAAGCCTGAATTAAACCCGCCTCAGTTAACAATGTGTCTAGGGCTGATACAAATTCTGGTTTGTCTTTAAATACTATACTTGCGTAATCAAACGCATTCTTAACACCCTCTTCGTTCGCCATAAGGCTACCGGCTTTCATTGTTCTATCGCCAGCGGCTGACTTAGTAGATCCTAGGAAGTTATTACGGAACCAGCGTGTATACGCGGCTTGAATACCTTCTTGAATGATAGGGTTGTCTTCCGCTCTTGCCATAAGCTGGGTAAGGCGGTCTGAGTTTTGTTGGTTAGTAAATATCTTAGATAATGTTTCGTAGCCGTTTGGATTACGAATACCTTGAGAGGTAAAGAAACCATTTAGTTCCTGTTGGTAAATTCTGTTTTTAGCTTCGTCCGCTAGACGTTGTGCCCTGATGACCTCGTCTTGGAGTTGTTGTTTGGTTAATTTGTTGTCGCCTAGTTTAGTTACGAGAGCATCAATACGGTCAGCTTCTTGACCAAAGTTCTTTCTAATTAGCGTAGAGTAACGTGACAGACTTTGGCGTACAGCATTTAGACCAAGGTCAGATACTGCTTCTGGGCCATCTAGTCGTGTGCTGAGTGTGCTTAACACATCACCGATAATAAAGTCTGTAACTAGGTTAGGATCAGCGGCCGCTTCAGGACGCTCAAGTAGTTTAACCATGTTAGCCGCTACAGAACGGTTATCATCACTGATAGTAGTTTTAACTTGTTGACGAGCCGCATCTTCAAACATTGGAGTTTGTTTGCCACGAGCCGTTGTAGTACGTCTGAGACTACCAATTTCCTGTAGAGTAGACGCATCATCCCAGAACGGAGCCCAGTCTTCACGGAAGTAACGCATTGCTTCATTAGCGGCGTCTAGTGTTTCGTCATCCGCAACATCTTCGAGGTGCTTCATCGCATCTTCGTCAATGTATTTCTTAAACTTGATTAATGCTTTTGCGGCACCTTTTTCAGCCGCACTACCACGCTCTAATGAGTTGATTGAGTCTACGAGGCTAGGGCGTATTTCAGTAAATAACTTAGCGAAGTCTAGACCATTACTTTCTGCGAAACTTGCGAAACGCGCTTGCATTTCTTCAGTAGTCTCACGAACCATTTTGCCGTCTACTTCTTTCATTCGTCGCTTAGTTTGCTCAAGCAAAGTACCGAACAGATTATCACCGGGCATTGCGCTTGCCGCCGCGTCTAGTTGACCGGGTTTAAGGCTACGAAGGACATTGATCATCGCATCAAAGTCTACTGCACCACCTTCAATGGCGTTAAATAGATTGTTCTTCTGTGTGTCCATTGCTTCGGACGCACGAGAGATGGCGGCTACAATTTCATCCGCTGA